AATCTTCCGTTATTTTCATCAAGAGAACTTTCATCCGAAGAATTAATCCATGTAAAATCTTCTACAAAAAATTCAGATGGAAAAACTGATGTAGGTGGTCTATTAGGTTTTAATTCTAAAGAATATCCAGATTTAAGTTGAGTTACTGTTCCACCAACTTTAGTGTTATACCCATATGGTCCATAGATTGGATATCCATCGTAAGACCAACCAATAATTGGAGAGTGGTCTGTGCTATTTGCTTCTTGACCATTAATGATGGTTAAATCCTTTTTACCATATAAAGTGTTCCCGTCTGCATCACTTGCATATAGAACTCTTCTGAGTGCTCTAGGAGCATACGCATATGAGCACTGCAATCCGAAATCAATATTGGTTGGTTTTGATATAAATGCATCATCATCGGCTAGATTATTATAATTTTTCCTAAATTCATTAACTCTCCAAGTTTGAATATTTGTTTTAAATTCTGCACCTACTCCAGAAGGAGTTACTGTAATAAATGTTGTTGAAACACCGTATCCAACTCCACCATTATTGATTTTAATTGAGGTTATTGTTCCATCAACAATCACTGGAGTTAACTTTGCTCCAGTTCCTATACCAGAAATTGATAATTCAGGTGGAGTATTATAATTAGTTCCTCCATTATTAATCGCTACACTTACAATCTTTCCTTGAGAAACTACTGGAATTAGTTCAGCATTTTTTCCAGTATATAAATTGACAGATGGATATCTTTCAAAATTTAAAACTTCAGAGACTCCATATCCAACTCCATTATTAGATAAATGAATGGAGGTGATTTGACCTCTAACTATTGGTTGAGCAACAGCTTTAAATGTCTCTTCACCTATAGAAGACAATCCAACTTTTCCAACTATTTCTACAGAAATTTCTGGATAGTTAAAACTATGAGTTCCAACGCCAACTGATGTTAAATTTGCATACTGTTCGGTTCTAAAGTAAAAATCTTTATTTGTCGTACCAACTCCAACAACAGATAATTTAAATGAATCTTTATCAATTGTTGTAACATAATATTCAGATATAGTAGAAAGACCAGCAATAGATGATCCATCTACAGAGTACTTAACAATTTCTCCTGTCTTATAATCATGATTAGAAATTGTGATGACATCTAATGCAGTATTAATTCCTGCAACTCCACAGGTTCTCTTTTTGTTTTCATATCCAAATCCAGGATTAATTAACGAAATAGAATTTAGAATGGCTTTTCCATTTAGAGAATTTAACGAATGAATACCATCACCATAATCAGTGAAAGTGACAGTATTAATTCCAAGAACAGAATCATTCAGTGTTTTGTGAAGTTTTACTTTATAATCATCTTTAACTGAAACATAGTATATCGCATCCGTATTCAATCCAGATAGTGCTCTCCTACCAAAAGTTTTATATACTACTCTTTCAGTATTTCTAAATTTGTGATAGGTGGAAAATCCAATTGAAGAATTTGCGGAACCAATTCCAACTGCAGTTCCAATTCCAGATGCATTAAAAGTAACTTCATGAGGTATTGTTACTAATTTTGCCTCTGCCTTTGCATCTGATCCGTTGCCTCCTGTAATTTTAATTGTAGGAACTTCAATGTAATCAAATCCAGAATCTAAAACTCTTATTTCAGAAAAAGATCCTTTAACTGCACAATATCCTGTTGCTCCTGCTCCTACAGAATCACTAATACTTAAAATCGGAGGAGAAATAACATCATAATTTTTTCCTCCAGAAACAACATCAATTGAATTTATTTGTCCATAATAAACAATGTCTTTTGATTTGTAATTTAAAATTTCTACGCCATTGATAAAAATTCCATTATATCCAGGATATGTTTCATATGTTTTTCCATCATTAACTGGAGGAGATACTTCTCTTAACAGTTTTTGTGGTTCTATGACCTTTCCTTTAAATTCATATTTTTCAATAATATTATTTTGAATTGTTTTGGTATCATTTCCATCAGTATTTGCTTTTACAAAAATATTATTGTAAATGTTTGATCTACTTCTTGCTAGTTTTATATTTTTTTCATCAATTCTTTGTACAAAATATAACCCTTCATCAAAAATAGAACTTATTACATACTCTTGAATTACTGATTCTCCACTAGAATCAATTGTAGTGACTGATCCTTTTTCAGGTGTATAATAAACAGCATCACCAGTAAAAAAGTTATGATCAATTACATTTGAAAAAGTTACAATTTCTTGGTCTTTTTCAAAAGTACCAGAAAATTCTATTCTTTGAATTTTTGGTCCAAATTTAACTCCAGTAGGAGATAGTGGTTCACCAAAAGATGGTAGTGATGAAGAAGCCACTAAAAGTTTGTCGGAATCTAAGTAAACGTTTTGAACGTTTGCAGTAATTTGATTGAGGTTATTATGTACATCTGAATCAATTTTTGTAATGGATCTTTTTACACTAACAATTTTTGATGGATCAGTAATTCCAAGACCTCTGATAAGACATGTTTGAGAATTAAAAACATCAAATACAATAAAGATATTTGGTAAAACCTCCTCATTATTATTAGTTAATAGTAATCCGTCACCAATTCTTAAAATGTTAACGTCTTTTGTAGTAAGTCTATATGAATTATTAGTAGAGTCTACAAGAGTTAAAGATTCTACAGTGTAATTTTGTGCTGTGTTAAATAACCAATTATTTGATTTTCTATCGCTAGTAATTTTTCCTAATGATTTAATTTTTATTTTTGATCCAATTTGTTGATATATTGTATCTTCGGAAGTTTTTAGTTGATTTAAAACAGATCTAATTTTTACCTTAATTCCATCTGTTGTTCCTGCGCCAGCAGCATAGGCATAAGTATTTTGTTCTATCTCTGTTTCATCTAAAATTGTACCTGTTATTGCCTCAGTAGATATTCCTAAAAATTGATTAATAGTTTTATCTGAATATGTTACAACACCAATTGTTCCATTATTATATGGAAACGAAAGAGTTCCTTTTTTTGGAAAACCTACAGTTGAATCAACATCAAGATATGTAATTCCAACGCCAACTTCACCAATTAATTTTGTTTTAGGATGAATTGGTAATGTTCCATACAAAAGTTCTGTAGATCCGTCATTTTGTGTGTATGATCCATCAATGCTGACTTTATAGTAAGAGTCTGTTAGAATTCCTACAGAAATCTTTTCTACATTTGAGACAGGAGCATATGCTTTTGAAATATTTTCAAATTGATCCTGGAACAGAGTTTTATTAATTAATTCTGAAGGATCTCCAGATATAAACTCTACGACAAGATCTCTAGTTTTTTTATAATTAGCATTTGATGGAGAAATTACATAGTCTCTTGGTCTGATAATTTCAACATTATCGTTATAAAGTGACTTAAAAAGAATTTTAAAAGACTCATCAGTTCCTCTTGTTGAGTAAAAGTCTTTTGATTGTCTAATAAACTGACTTTGGTTTAAATCACTTGCAAGATCTCTGCCTTGAAATCCAGGAAGAAATTGATTTTTGATTTTTTTTAGAAATTCTTCTAAAAACAAAATACTTAAATTTTCTACTACAGTTTCATTTGAATGCTCTTCTGCAGTAGAAGTTGAGAAAATTAAATCCTCTGGATTATTAGGATTTCTAAATGAAGTAATACCACTAAATCCTCTGATGCATCCAACAAAAGATACGTCAGTTTTGCTTGAGTATGTGATTATTTCATCATCAATTTTGATCAATCCATAATTGTCAGGAAATCCATTAGTATTTTCAACATTGATTGTTGTATCAAAAAAATCTATATCTTCAGTAAGAGTTGTTGACTTTATAATTTTTCCACAAGAATCTAGTTTAATATAAGAATCAATGTTTTGAATCAAGTCTACTGGCGCACCTTGATACTCTTGACCCAAATAATATTGAGTTAAAAATTCGCCAATTAGTGGAAATTCTTCCTGCACATAGGAAGGTAATTGATTCTTAACAATTTTGTTAAACTGGACTCTTTTTTCTGTCATTTGTTTTATCTAACAATGCTTCCGTTATAGTAGCTTGAGCTGACTTTATAGTTTGAACCTGCAGGATCTAGTCCTGAACTAATTTCATCAATAATCATTTCTACGTTACTTCTATCTAGTTGCAAATATAAGTCCTGTAATCCAATAACATCATTTGAACTTGGAACCGCAGAAATTTCTAAAATTTGTTGATTATCTTTAGTTTTTCCTGATACGATATGTACAGGATTCAAAGTCATACGACCTTTTTTGTAATCAATCTTTCCAACATTACTTCTTCGTATGACAGGACTTGTAGATCCTGGTGACGGAAGTGAGAAAAATGAAATTGTTCCTGTTTTTTTATCTGAATTTGGAACATCTGTTAGATAAACCTCATCAGATATGTCGATTACCTTAAATGCACTTGATTTAATGTTATATCCATCCATTGAAGAAATGTGTATTTCATTACCAAAATCAATTGCATACTCCGCAAAACTATCAACTACTAATCTTAAGTCTCTTCTCATTTGAACTGTTGTAATATTTGAAGTAACAGACTGATGACTTTGGTCGATGATTTTTAAAAGTTTGCTATACTTAAATCTTGCACCATATCTATTTAATTCAGATGATTCGGCGTACTTATTGATGTTTGATTGGACCAAACTTGAAACGAAAGCAGCATTTGGTGATAAGTTGCTGTTATAATAAACTTTACTATCAACTTCTACATACAAATACTTAAGATCTAAAATTTCTGGAACTATTCCAGCAACTGCATACTTTTTAAGATCTCTTTTAATGTTTTCTTTAATTGCATTTGGAACGAAATCACCAGTTCTTGGTTTAATACTTATAAAAACTTTGCCATATTGTGGTGGAATTAGTTCTTCACCACCAAAAACAGAAATTGACTCTGCCTCTGGATAAATTTTGCTTGGAATTAAGATTTCATAATCATTTGACGTGAGTGCTCTGTTCTGCGTCGAGTAAATTTGAGGCGCATACTTTCTAATTGAGTCAACACTTTCAATCTGCTCACCACCACTTGAAGAAGCGTTTGCTGTGATCAGTGAAATTCCACTTGTTACATTATATTCGACCGCATTTCTTACATATATGAGTTTTCCGCTAAAAGTAAAACTGCTTACACCGTTTGCTGAGTCTCCATCAGTTACAATGTAGGAAACATCAATAATATTACCGTCTTCTAACGCTTTTCCAAAAATACCATCACCAAAAACAAGTTCATATTGTTCGCCTTCAACTTCATTTACAAAATAAATTGGAGAATTGCCATTAATTGTTGATCCAGATGCTTCATCAAACAAATTATCTTGTAAAGTGTACTTTACCGACACTGAAGATGAGTTACTTGGCTTAACATTAACCTTTAAAGTATCTAAATCAATACCAGTGTTCGATAAAATAAATCTTTGAAATGGATTTCTTGAAGAATATTCAAAAGATTGATTAACTACTGATCCCTGATAAACCTCAAGATTTTCGAATGTAGCAATTCCATCAATAACTGCAACCGATTTATCTTCAGTAATACTAAAAACATAAGATTGCCCTGAAAATTGACTACTACTGGCAACAATAGGACCTTTCTTTAGTACAAGTGTGGATGGCGTAGGAGAGATGCTTGAAGTATCTACAAAGAAGTTGACACCAGCACGAGATGATTTTTTAGATCTTGGTAAATATCCTATATTTCTTGCAAGTGCAACTACATTTTCTCTTAGAGTTGCACTATCAATAAAGACCTCATTTGCCACCATATTGGCATTGTATGAGGTGATGTATGTATTGTATGATAAGACATCAAGAATCGATGACAGATTTGACCCCTCAAAGTCATAGTCAGTAAAATTGGAGTTAGATTTTAGATAGTCTCTAAGTGTTTGTCTGATCTGGTCAAAGTCTAGACCAGTGAAGTTTTGAAGAGGCATTTATCGTGTCGGCAACAATACAAATTCTAATTGTTGTGGTGGAACATCTATACCTACAATTCTATACACAATGGTAACATTAAAATTGTTATTGTCATAGTCTGGAGTAGTCTCAACCGAGATTAAAGACACTCTTGGTTCATAGTTACGAATCGATGTCTCAATTTCATCTCGAATAGTAATTGCAGATATATCATCAATGTTTTCAAATAGTGATCTTGTCACATTCGAACCAAAATCTGGATCAAAAAACTTTTCTCCAGGTATGGTAAATACAATATTTCGAATTGAGCGAGCAATAGCAGTCTCGTTTTTAAGTGCAATTAAGTCATTATTCAGGGGATTTGCCTGAAATGACATACTAATGTCTCTAAAACCTTGACTTACTCGCTCTAGTGGCATTGAATAAGATAATTCTATCTTATTTATTATGGATTTTTGGATTCATAGAGCGGCTCAGTGCCATACTCCCAGTCATCATAGTCTTCATCATTACGAATTTTTGCGTGAATTTCGTTTTGATGGTAAAAATCATGTTTTTTCGGAGTCAAATCGTCATTTGCGATCTCACGAAGCATCTTTTGCTTCTCAATTTTAGACTCCCAACCATATTCTGACGATAAAAATTGTGTTCCCCACTCATTTTTCATAAAATTTTGGTCTTTATCGACTTGTTTGGTCATTGTTTTGCTCCTGATTTGTTAAATCAGAACTTTTTACGGGGTTGCTATCCCGAATTTCTGTGATTTCGTACATAAAATCGTCTGATGTCTCAATTTTTCGACGATTTTCGACAGAATATTCGTTTAGATCAATTTCGTATCCCGGATTTTGAGTAATTCGATTGCGAATCCATGCATCATCATACCATAAAATCTTATTATTTGGATATGCATAGAAATTTCCATTATCCATTTTGAAAAAATGAGCACATTTATGCTCTGGTGTCTCACTAAAGTTAGTATTCAAAGTTGATTTTGATTCCCATGACCAATCAAGAGTAAACAAATAAGTCCCTTCGTTCTTTTCTCCTTTATAATTGATTAATTCTGCACGTAGTCCTGCAAGTCTTGAACGTATCTGAACATCAACATACGGAGAAAAGCAATCCCACCACATACACTCTTCCAATTTTGGAACAGATGCATCTGGTTTCCAACAAAATGCATGAATTGGTCTACGAGTCCAGTTGACTCCATTCTCTAGAAACGCTTCAAAGAGCGGTACGTGCTTCTCTAAGGACGCTACAGAGTGTACGTCGCATAAAGTTACCTCTCCATGCCCTTTTTTGTGATTATAAAGAAACTCATTACGAATATAACAAGTAAATGTAGGAAGATTGTGATTTAAGTATGCCATATCATCCAATAAAAAAGCAGGACTTTTGCCCTGCTTTATCTATACTATTTTCCTTGTCCGCGATATCTTTTCTTCTTTCCATTACGAGAGGTTGCACTCAGTAATGTACGAGCAGAACGTCCTTGACGAGTCTTCTTCGGTGCTCCAGGTTCAAAGATAACCTTACTACTTCCACCTTTTGCCATAAATTACCTCCTATCAAATAATACGAGTCTTTTCGTGTCCAACACGAATCCGAGGATCGCACCAGATCTCAAAGCCTGCATCTTTAGCATCAAGACAGAATGAGACATCCTCACCACACATGTCTTGAACATTGCCAGATTCAAAGACTTGCATCTTCGGAGCAAACCAAGGATATTCGAGATTCTCAAAGACACCTTTCTTAATCAACACCCATCCAAAACCAGTGTAATCCACCGTGAATGGTTTCTTCCGTTTTGACATCGTTTCGACAGTTTCGTGATTCATCACTCCACCATTCTTACGGAAATCATCCTCTTCTAACCAGTGTGCGACAGAAGTTGTGTGACCATCTTCAGTAGCATACCACCCAGCAGTAATCTCACGCTCTGTGCCATCTTCTGACAATGCTAAATCACAAAGTTGCCAGAACTTGGTTGTATCAAAAACAATGTCATTATCAATCCAGAGTTGATAATCATACTCTAGTTTACCATCCCACGGAATCTGCTTCGGTCCACGAAGAACATTCGCACCTAAACACTTACAACGTGCAAAGTTTACCATCGATGAATAATCTTGAGAAATCTGAATACTCATTCCATTTTGTACAAGATCAAAACAGAGTTGTACAAAGTTCTTCAGAAAGATATAAGAACATCCTCTGCCAGGTAAACAAAATACAATACCTTTACCTCTCATTCTTTGTTTGATTGCATCAATATCCCAAGTTGGTTCTTGAGTCTTTGGTGCAACAGTCTTAACAGTAAATCCTTTTGCCATAAAGTTTAATAAACCTTCATTTCAATTTTATCAGTCTATATATGCTTTTGTCAATATGAAGCATTCTCAGTTACTTTGTTATTCACCATGACTTCCTCATATTGCAAGTCATCCTTTGTCATACCCAAATCTAGCAAATCAACTAATTTGTGAAGCATACCCCACACTTCATCAAATTTTTCTTTTGAAAGACTGTGATAAATGCACCGACCTTTTGCATACACATGATATAAAGGTCCCGTAATCATAAAAATTTCTCCGGAATTTTTTACTATTTAATCGCATGATAAATCAATACCAATACGAATCCCAGAGGCACGAAGAAAAGTTTTGGATAGCGAATTAACCATCCAGCAAGTACAACTTTCCAAAAAGTCCAATAGACAGACCTGTGGCGAATTCTACTGCGCGGATTTGGAAGACTAATCATATCTCCGGAAAAATTTTTAGAATGTGATATTGAGAGGTCGATTTGTCACCTCTGTAGGTTAAGGTAGTGATCGATTTTTATAACCGCAACGCCGCCACGCGCCTATAAGAACCGCCCGCAACACACTGCCAAACGGTATCACGCATTATCATAACATAAGTGGCACCCAGAGTCAACCAGGTGCCACACAGTTACTGATTAGAACTCGATAGGATCTGCAGTTGGTTCGTTATAAGAAATCGACTGCTGATTGTCCTCTGCGAGAGTATCAAGAATCTGCAGAATCTCGTTGCCAGTGTTACCTTGAGCAAGCAGAGAGATGAGAACAGACTTGGACATAATGTAAAAGAAAAGTGTTAGAAACTGTGTGTTTGGTGAGTGTCTTTATAGAGGCGCATCTCATTCCTCTGAGTATATCTTACTGTTCTACCAGTACGCCATACTCATTGCGATAGAAGTGCAGGATGTCGTTATAAGAAACTGCACGTTCTTGTTTGATAACGACAGGACGATTGATGGCATCAGAGCATTGCTTACAGATCTCATCAAAGGAATAACGAGACTGAGGAATGTAACGCATGATAAGTGTAAATCAGTTGTGACCAGAAGAGTGATAAAACTTGTTGCAATCTTGCATCTGTGCTTTACCTGAACGGCGGCGCGATGCTTTCATCTTCACACCTAATGCACTCTTGCGAGTATAACGAACTGCAGAGGGCAACAGTGTAACTTTAGGTGCTACACCTGCACTCTGAAGATCATCAATCAGTGTGAGGAGTTGTTGAGCAGAACTCATGAAGATGTGTGGTCCTTACACTATAGGTCCACTTTCAAGGTGAGTAACTTTAATACCTGATAGATTACCAACGATCAGGTGCATTTAGGTCCTCAACGTAAGCATCACATTTCTCTGCAGGTTCCAACTTGAATAACTTCTCCCAGTCAATCTGATGTGGGTCGAAGTCACCGAACACTGATAGATCCAGAGTGATCCTATAACGCTGCTTCTGTGCTTGTTGATACGCAACTGACATAAGTACGCTCCGAATGT